AGAGAGATGTGTTCGAAGTGTAAATGGAGAGGATCAACGGGAAGCTCTACTATCGTATTTTGTAACTGGTCCTATCTGAACTACAGAAACATGCGGGACTGCCTTCCGGATAAAAACTGTAAATACTTCGAGAAAGGCAACCTGCAGACAACACGCAAACAGATTTCTATTGACTTTACCAGAAGAGATGGCAAGAGAGGAGATAATGTATGATTGGACTGATTATTGTAACCGGGATTATTGGACTGCTGGCAGGACTTGTGATTTCCATTATCGCTACCAGAGACAAAAAAGGATGCTACTCCTGTAAGCACAAGGTTAACGAGTTTGACTTCGATGAACCATGTTGTAAATGCAAACGTATGTACGGCGATAAGTGGGAAGAGGATGTGGAGTAGGTGAAAAAACACCTGCCTTAAATAACCCTATTTCACGCACGCACGAAAGGAGGGATCATGGCACCGATTTTTAAAGACGTAAACAGTATGCTCGACTATGATCCGAAGGGCAGAGAAAAACTGACAGACCAGCTGTCCAGAACCTTGTCCACGGAAGATGAAGAAGCGTCCAAAAAGCTGTCCAAAGAGGTTGGACAGCGCATACATGAGGCTGTCCATGGGAATGGATGGATGAGTAAAGCTGCAAGGACTGCAAGAGTTACAGACCCGTTTTACGTAGGAAGAACAGTCTCTCCATATGGGGCAGTAGTGGCAGTCGGTGCAGAGATCGGAACACGGCAGCCTGCGACAGTGATAGCAGGAACGTTTTCCATCGCAGTAGCTCTTTTCCTGCTCTGTAATCCGCATAACATTCTTTCAAGATGGATATCAATCCAGACTCGAATCATCTGCTCAATAGATGCAATCCTGCTCACATGCTCCATGTTTAGCGGAAATGAAAGAGTAGTGCTTGCCTTCCTGGTATGGTCGATGATCACCGGAGTGGTTTCCGTGCTGATGAATAGCAGATGGTTGTTCGCACAGAACATGCTCAGGAGCGACACGGTGAAGAAGGCAATCGTGCAGTGCGCAGATACCAGTGCGATGACAAGATGGGATGATGTGGGAAAGAGAGAGGTTCGAACATTCGCTCTGGAGGCAGGCCTTCCATTCGATGACCAGACATTGGAAATAGGCTATCTTGGACCGTGGCTTTGTGGTTACTACAATCATCATACGGAGATAGGCAGAAAAGATGCTGAAATCGAAAAACTGCAGGCAAAGATTGACCAGTATGAATTTGCTTCACGTATCGATGAAGAAACCATAGATAAAATGCAATCTGAGATTGAAAAGCTACAGGATAGTGATGATTTACGGAGCGCAAGAGCACGAGCCATGGAATTGTCCAACAGACTGGCAGAAATGAAAAAATCGAACGATGCTCTCAAAAATCGTGTAGAAGAACTCGAAAGCGAGTTATCTATACAACTAGAGATAAGCCCTGAAGAACTACTCAGACAGCAGATATTCGAACTGAGAAAACCTGATGCAGATGGCAATCAGCTTTCTATCAGAGAAATCAAGGCAGAATTGGAAGCACGAGGCATCACGGTCTCCAATGGCAAGATAGGAACAATCTGCAAAGAGTATAAGGATTTACAAGAAGGATCAACGGAGGATATGAAATGACAAAAGAAGAATATAACAAGATTGCTGCAATGCATCACGATTTTGAAGTATTGGAAATGGCAGTGAAATCTCTCGATGAAGGTGTTTCTGTTGGATTGAACAATCCTTTATTCAATGACAGAGAAATGCTTTACTATCTCAACGATGACATGGTGAAGTTTATAAGAGATTCGTTAGAGAAAGTAAAAAGAGATATGGATAACACAACTGTCGATATTGCTGGATTAAAAACTGTGCATGGATATGTTCAATAGAACATACATTCGATAATAATTAAAAAATCTGTGGTAACATCATAAGAGTGGTGTTGCCACAGAATATAAAAATTGGAGGGAATTATGGCAGAGAATAGATTGACACCGGAAGAATTTAAAGTAGGCGATATCGTGAGACCATCGACAGGATTCACGCACTATACAATCTTGGAAATCAAGGAGAATCACGTGGGAAGACTGGCAGCAAAAATAGATCCTGCATATCCTGACTACTATGCAGATCTCGCAGATATGGTTCTGGTAAAGAGAGGATAAAAGATGTTTTTTAAATTACACTATGAAGATGGATCAGAAGTATACATCAACATGGACCACATCACTGACTATCGGCTCGTGAACAAGCATGATGGGTTCAATGATGATGCAATCAACAGACTGACTATCCTTCACGGAGAAGGTGAGGGATGGTATCTCGTAACTGAAACACCTGAAACAATTTCGCTAATGATAAGGAGTGCAATTAGATGCAGCCACTAAGAATTAAACTTGAAGACGGTGCCTATGCACCAGAGAAAGCACACGCATCGGATGCAGGCTTCGATCTTAGAAGCCCTGTCGATGTGATTGTACCAGAACGAGGACAGATTGAGATTGAGCTTGGAGTAGCTATGGAGATTCCTGCTGGATGCTACGGAGCCATTGAAAGCAGGTCAGGACTTGCCTTCCATAACGGAGTCACCTGCCACAGAGGAATCATTGATTCAGGCTACAGAGGATTTGTGAAGGCGTTACTGTTTAATCACAGTGATGAAGCGTACCATGTGCACAAGGGCGATAAAATCTGCCAGCTGATTATCCACCAGTACAAGGATGTCTTGCCTATGGTAGTGGATGAGATGACCGATACAGACAGGGGATTTGGAGGTTTCGGAAGCAGTGGAAAGTAAGATCGTAGTAAGGACGGAACCATTCACTCTGGATGATGTAATGGAATTTATTGACTCCATCGTGATGAACGACAACGACAGGCATCAGCTGAAGTGCATGATCAATGACATAGCAGATGCTTCGGAGGGACAGGATGCGCGGAAAGAATGCGAAGATAATTGAATTTCTGAATCGATACCAGGATGCCCTGTACAAGAAGAAAAAACTGGAGATGCGTGAGGAAGAATACAGAAAAAGCATCACGGGTGCCAAAGCGATTACCTATTCAGACATGCCTGGAGGCTCGCACAGTAATGAAGGCTTGGAAAAATACATGGTAGAGCTGGAGCGGTATCGACTGGATATCCTTGACCAGATGAAGGTATGTGTACAGGAGAGAAAAAACGTGATCAATGCGATTGAGTCCATCGAAGGTGATGATGCAGATAAGTATAAGCTGCTCCTGTCACTCCGATATATCAACTGCTTTAAATGGGACAGGGTTACGGAAGAGATGGCAATAAACGGTCAGGTGTACAGCCTCGACAATGTAAAAGGCTATATGCACGGAAAAGCACTTGATGCTGTAAATATTAACACGCTTTAACACACTGATATGTGATATAGTGTATATGTCCATCATAGGATAAACCCTTTTTCGATTCTTTTACCCCAAGAGGAGCACTGCAGCAGGTGCTCCTTTTTTAATCGAAAACCACAGGCCATCAAGCACAGCACGACTTGGTTATTCATCTTTCACACTTGATGGCTTTCAAGATAAAACAAACTGATTGTTTGCTGGAGCAATCACCTCCTTTCGGATAACGGCTCAGCACCGTAGAAGAGCTGTCGCATGATAGTCAATTGGGCACGATGCGCAGACGGTTCAACTCCGGTTGGTGCATAAACATATATTTACGAGAGCGGAAACGCTCTTTTTTTTATTTGCGGAAAGGAGCAGTTTATGAACGCAAAGGAACGGGCATTCGTACACGAGTATATCATCAACAAGGGCAATGCGTATCAGGCTGCCCTGAAGGCAGGATATTCAAAAGAAACCGCAAGACAGGCATACAGATGGGTTACAACTGACGGATACAAGGGCAAAAACGGTAATAAGCCAGATGTTGTTGAAGCAATTGAGAAAGAGCTTGCGAAGATTGAATCAGAAAAGATAGCTGATGAAATCGAGATCATGCAATACCTTACATCGGTAATGCGAAAAGAAACAATGGCGGAGGTCGTAGTAGTTGAAGGTGTTGGCGATGGCCTTTCGAAAGCAAAGCTAATAGAGAAGACACCTGATGAGAAGGAGGCAACCAAGGCTGCAGAGACCCTTGCCAAGATCCATGGAATGTTTAACCAGAATATTACCGTAGACATCGCGCCAATAGTTCTTGAAGGATACGAGGATGTACCAGATTAAGAAAAAGAAGGACCCGATCAAGGTCAATCTACCTTCTACCATTGGCAAAGGATATGGGGCTTTTTGGAAGTACAAAGGAAGATACCGAGTAGTAAAAGGCTCACGAGCTTCGAAGAAGTCAACGACTACAGCTCTATGGCTTATCACTACCATGATGAAGTATCCGCAGGCGAATGCGCTTGTAGTCAGGAAGGTCTTCCGCACATTAAAGGATTCCTGCTTTGCACAGCTCAAATGGGCTACGGTAAAGCTAGGTGTAAAGGACTTGTGGCAGTTTAAAGAATCTCCTTTGGAAGCCGTATATATTCCAACTGGACAGCATATCTTCTTCCGTGGACTGGATGACCCGCTGAAAGTTACATCTATCACGGTAGAAGATGGATATCTTTGCTTCTGCTGGATAGAGGAAGCATACGAGATAATGGACGAGACCTCATTTGATATGTTGGATGAGTCCATTCGAGGAGAAGTCCAGGAGCCATTGTTCAAACAGATTACCATCACGCTCAACCCGTGGAATGAACGCCACTGGATCAAAAAGAGATTCTTCGATGAAGAAAAAGAGGATGTCCTGGCACTGACAACCAACTATCAATGCAACGAATGGCTGGATGAGGATGACTTGAAGGTATTTGAGGATATGCGCGTGAGGAATCCGCGAAGGTACCGAACTGCAGGCCTCGGTGACTGGGGCGTGGTAGATGGTCTTGTTTTTGAAAACTGGAAAGAACAGTATTTTACTCTTAAACAGATGGAAACATTCATTCCTGTTAACGGCCTTGACTGGGGATACACAAATGACCCGACTGCGGTCTTTATCGGATTTTACGACAAGCATAACGGCAGGCTGTATGTTTGGGATGAGATATACCAGAAAGGTCTTTCGAACAGGTCTATCAAGGATGAGATTGTGAATGCCGGATATGGCTCGGCTAGATTTGTAGCAGATTCCGCGGAGCCGAAATCCATCGCAGAGCTTAACGGCTTAGGCTTGCATGTACGTGCAGCCAAGAAGGGAAGGGACAGTATAAACAACGGAATCCAGTTTATACAGGACTTGGAAATCATCATCCATCCGCGATGTGTCAATTTCCTCACAGAGATTTCTAACTACCAATGGGCGAAGGATAAATTCGGTAAAAAGCTGAATGTCCCAATTGATGACTTTAACCACCTGCAGGATGCCATGAGATATGCCATGGAGGAGCATATCACTTCCTGTCGGGTAAAACTGAAGACATATAAATTATAGGAGCTACGAGATGTTTAGATCACAAAAACCATTTCCACCGCCACTGCCATTAATGTGCAGTCAGGCAGATTTTGAAAGGATATTCAAAGCTGATGGCTCGGTGGACATGACAGAGATTACCTGGTTCATCGACCAGCACGAGCATGAGCTTGCGAGATACAAATATCTCGACTTCATGTACAAGGGCTTTCACTCTGTTTTTGAAGAGGACGAGAAAGCCGAATATAAGCCAGACGTAAGGATGGCAGTTAACTTCCCAAAACTGCTGACCAGATCTTTTTCCGGTTACGGCTATGGAATCCCTATCAAGGTATCAACAGATGATGAGACTTTTGCAGAGAGTATCGCAAAATTTGAGAACAGAAACACAATGCACGCTCACGAGAAGCAGATGGTAAAGCTGTGTTGTAAATACGGTCACGGATGGGAGTATCAGTATCAAAATGAGAATTCTGAGACCCGTGTGAAGGCAGTCTCACCAGAATATTGCTTCTGTGTATATCTTGATACCATGAGCGAGAAAGCATTGTTTGCTGTTCGTTACGGCTATCACACCGAACGCCACAACACAGGCGCGAAACGTATCTATGGCGAAATCCTAACACCTGAGCGCATTATCCCATTCGAAGAAAAGAAGGTAATCACAGACAGGGTTGTAGTCAATCCTTACGGCATGATCCCGATTGTCGAATGGAAATTCGATGATGAGCGTATGGGTTTGTATGAAGACGTATGCGGAGCTGTTGAGCTTCTGAATCATACACTCTGCGAAAAAGGTAATGACGTAGACGCACTGGCAGAAGCGTATCTTCTTATTACTGGTATGGAACTTGACCCTGACCAGGCAAAGGATATTCGTGATAACAGATTGATCAATCTCTTCGGAACGGATTCCGTAAAGGATGCCATTGCACAGTTTTTAGCCAAGCCTACAGCCGATGGCACACAGGAGAACCTTCTCGACAGACTGACAGAGATTATCTTCACAATCTCGATGGTCTGCAACTTCACAGATGATACATTCGGAAATGCGACATCAGGAACAGCTCTTGCGTATAAGATCTTCAACATGAGCAATCTCGCCAATGACTTCGACTTGAACATCGAGCAGAGCATCAAGAAGAGATATAAGCTGTTTTGTTCGCTTGGAACAAACTGCTCCAATCCGAATGCCTACGAAGATATCACGGTCACAACTACCAGAAACCTTCCAAAGAACCTTCTTGAAGAGGCGCAGACGGCACAGGCTCTTGGTGATATGGTTTCCACAGAGACCAAACTGAAGGTACTTTCTATCGTTGATGACCCAAATAAAGAGATCGAGCGCATGGAAGAGGAGCAGACAAAGCAGGCAGATAATATTCTGAGTAATATCCTGTTCAACCAGAAAAAGGAAGTGACAGCAGATGAGGATCAGCCAGAGCAGTCTTGATTACTGGAAACAGAGAGAAGATGAAGCAAGAAAGAAATATGCATCTCAGGAGCAGGATTATGACAAGGTGATAGCAGGCATCTATAGAAGGATGCTTGCTGATATACAGCTTCAGATTAACGGCTTCTATGCACAGTACGCTTCCTCCGAAGGAATATCAATAGCCGAAGCAAAGAAGAGAGCATCTACTCTGGATATGCAGGTCTTTGCTGAAAAAGCGAAGAGATACGTGGAAGAGAAGGACTTCTCTCCACAGGCGAATGCAGAGATGAAGCTCTACAACATGACCATGAAGGCGAACCGATTGGAACTGCTGAAGGCAAACATCGGTCTCGATATGTGCGCTGGCTATGATGAGATGCAGAAGTATTTCGAGCAGATATTATCTGACAGGGTTTCAGATGAGTGCATCCGGCAGTCCGGTATTCTTGGCGAAACAGTAAAATGCAATGCAGCCATGGCGAAATCAGTAGTCGGTGCATCATTCAACAATGCGACATTCTCAGACCGTATCTGGATGTATCAGGGAATGCTGAAGAGCGAACTGTCTACATTGTTAGAGCAGGGTATCGTGCAAGGCAAACATGCAAAAGAACTTGCAAAGCATCTCGAAAAGCGATTCGATGTGAGCAAATTCAATGCGCAACGCCTCATGCGTACCGAGATGGCCCGTGTGCAGTCTGAAGCACAGAAACTATCCTTCGAGCAGATGGGATATGAGCAGTTTGTATTTATCGCTGAGCACGACAAAAGAACCTGTCTTGTGTGTGAAGCTCTGGATGGCATGGTTTACTCCATCGATAAGATGGTGCCAGGAGAAACAATGCCACCAATGCATCCAATGTGCCGATGCTCAACAGCTGCGTATATGAGCAGAGGTGAGTTTGAGAATATGACTGCGAGAAGTTTTGAGAGGTTGAAAAAGAAATGAGCAAACTGAGTATTGATGAGTTTTACGAGGCTCTAAGACAGATAGCTGAAGAGATTAAGAAATCTGGTAACAACAAATGATCACAATCTCAAGAAAACAAAACCAAATCACAATTGAAGGCCATGCGAATTATGCTCCAATGGGGCAGGATATTGTGTGTGCATCAGTATCAGCACTGTTTATCACACTGATGAATAGTATCGCCATTCTTACAGATTCGGAAGCGAAACTGGATGGTGACAGCAATACAAGAATTTTAAATATCAAAGGAATTGACGATAGTACGAAGCTGTTGGTCGATTCCTTTTTTATTGGCATTCGTGGAATCTCGGAAGAGTATCCCGATTATGTCGAAATCAAATAAACACCTTAACATTGGCAGGCGTGGAACCGCAGCCGAGGGGACTTGGCAGACAAAGCTACGGAGATGCGTAGGGATACGCAGGAAAGGAACAACCATGAAAAAGAATGAACTGAAAAAACTTCTCACAATTAATCTACAGCTATTTAATGATGGCGAAAATTCAGCGGATGAGAGCGAATCTGATGCTAATGGTGGCACAGGCAAGGATTCCTCAACTAGCGAAGAAGAGACCGAAAAAGAGAAGCCTGCACGTAGTTATAGCGATGCAGATGTAGATCGTATTATTGCAAAGAAAAAAGCTGCTTGGGAAAAAGAGCACGCTGCTGAAGTAGAGAAGGCAAAGGAAGAAGCCCGCAAATACGAGCGCATGTCCAAGGAGCAGAGGGAAGAGGCAGACAGAAAGAAAGCTGCTGAGGAATCCGCTGCAAAGGACAAGGAGATCGCAGAGCTGAAGGCACAGATTGCCATGGATGCCATGCGTAAGACTGTCGCAGCTGATGTGGAAGCACTCCCGGAAGAGTTTGTGGCTTCTCAGGACTTCCTTGACCTTACCGTAACAGGCGATGCTGATGAGAGCAGAGCAAAAGTAGAGAAGCTGAAAAAGGTCATTCTTGCTGACAGAAAAGCACAGGAGCAGAAGCGTGCAAGAGGAAATACACCAAGAAGCTACGGCTCGGGTGGTAAAGACGTTTCTGGCCTTGATGCAGTCATTGCTAAGTATAGCAAGTAGAAAGGATTACGAAATGAAAAACAAAGAATACATGAAAATGTACCTTCAGATGTTCACAGGCGATTTTGTGAAAGAAGGAAATATTAGAAAATACGATAAAAAATTCGCACAGCTTCAGCGCGCGATCTTCGGAAAGCTCGGCTACTTCCGTGACTTCCTTGCATCAGGCAACATCGATACAACAGATGGCATCACCAATAAAACACTTGCTTTCTCCGTAAAAGCTACCAAAATCCCTATGGTTATTACTACAGGATCTCTTGCTTCCGGTGGCACAGCAGCTTACAACAAAGGTGCAAATGTAGCATTCGGAACTGGTACAGGCTCTACAAACCGTTTCGGAAACCGTACAGAGGTTGTATACGAGGATGTAGACGTAGAGTACACCTATGATTGGTGCTTCCACGAAGGAATCGACATCGCTACAGTAAATGAATCTCTCGAGAACGCTATCACAGACCGTCTGGAGCTTCAGGGACAGCAGAAGACAGCTATGATCTCCGGTCAGATCGGTAAATACCTGTCCGCAAAAGCTGGCAAAGCAGTAGCTTGCGCAGATCCATCTACACAGGCAAATGCAAAGAAAGTATTCTCAGATGCAGCTAAATACTTCAAAAACATCGGTCTTATCCCAGGTGTTCGCATGGTAGCGAAAGTAAATGCTGACCTGTACGATGCTCTGTGTGATGCGGATCTGCTGACCACATCCAAAAACGCAAACATCAACATCGCTGATGGAACAGTGGAGAAATTCAAAGGTTTCGAGGTTGAGTGCGTGCCGGATGACATGTTCCAGGCAGATGAATATGCTTACTTCTACGTAGTAGGTATCGGAGCTGCTTTCATCGGAATCGAGACTGCACGTGTAATCGACTCCGAGCAGTTTGCTGGTAAAGCCCTGCAGGGCTGTGGAAAAGGTGGCGTATGGGCACCTGCGCAGAACCTGAAAGCAATCTTCAAAGTTTGCAAAACAGTAGCATCTTAATTCGGAGGATTAAATAATGAGCGAACTTGCAACTCTCAGACGGATGCTTGGGTTCGCTCCCACATCCGATAACACCGATGCAGATAAAGCACTCGATGAAAAGCTGAAATACATCCTTGAAACATCAGCCACAAGGTTACTGACAATCACAAGACTTTCTACCGTACCTGCTCCCCTTAAGCACGTAGTGGTAGAGGTCGCGATTGCCAGATTCAACAGGATTGGCGAAGAGGGAATGCAGAGCCATTCCGTAAAGGATGAAAGCATGAGCTACGCTGATGATGACTTCGCACCTTTTATGCGTGAGATTGAATCCTATCTTTCCGCTACAACAGGCAGAGGGAGGGTGAGATTCATATGAGATACGATACGCCTGTTTACATTCAGAGAACTTCACCAGGAGCCTACAATGCCTCTACTGGAAATTACGCAAGTGATACAGTGACAGAGGAAAAGGTGTATGTGAATCTCCAGAGCGCAGAAACGGAATCGAAATCCATTGATCACGGAGCAGTAATGGAAGAGACCATCACGGTCACTTTCCAGAATCCACCAAAGTCACCATTTACATCTATCAAGTACAATGGAAAAATCTACAAGATGACTTCTTCACTTTATCCAAGGACCTGCAAAACCTTTGTGCTGAAGGAGGATAAGTAAATGGGATTGAAGTTTAATGGTATGGCTGACTTTACAGCAGGCATGAGGGAAAGACTTGACATGGATCTTGCAAAAAAGGTTGTAATGCTGAACGGTTCGGAGCTTCAGCAGAAGGCCATGAGAAAAGCTCCCGTGGATACTGGACAGTTAAAAAGGTCCATCATGCTGGATATTTCAGATAAAGGCTTAAAAGCAACGGTAGCACCTCATACGGACTATGCTTCCTATGTTGAGTATGGCACTCGTTTCACGGATGCACAGCCGTATATACGTCCATCATTCAATGAGCAGGTTGTTCAATTCAAGAACGACCTTGAAAGAATCACGAGGTAGTTATGGACAGACAGCAAGAGCTTTTTTCTTACTTAGTCGTAGAGCTGAGAAAGAAAAAATATACCGTCTATGATTGCGGAGTGCCAGGAGAAAGCGCAACGTATCCATTTATCGTGCTGGGCGATATGCAGCAGGTAGATTCCCCGACAAAAGGAAGATACCTTTCAGATGTGTATCCAACGATCCACATTTACAGCAATAACCCTTCAGCGCGTGGTGCATTGTCCGGCATCATTCTGGACATCAAAAACCTCTGTAATGCTTTTGCAATGCAGAAAGGTTGGATTCTCGCAAGCATCTCCACAAACATCAGACCAGACAACACAACAACGGTACCACTCCTGCACGGGATTGTGGAACCGTCATTCCGATACTAGAAAGGAACATAAACAATGGAAGCGATTAAAGGCAGTAGAATTGTTTATCTGTACAGAATCCTTGACGAAGCAACTTCCAAAGCTGCTACAAACATGGCATTCGTTACAGAGAACAGCCGCACATTCTCAAAAGATGCTGACATCACAAAAACAAAAGATGGCTCTATCCGTACACCATCTCAGGCAGAGATCAGCATCTCAACCACATCCGTGCTTGCAAAGGATGACACACTTATCGCAGCTCTGGAGGCAGCATCCAAGGCAAACAAGCTCCTCGAAATCTGGGAGGTTAACCTTGATCAGCCAGCTTCAGCAGAGTCAAACAATACAAAATTCAAGGGAACATACTATCAGGGATACCTGACCAGCTTCGAGAAATCTTCTCCGGCAGATGGTTTTGTAGAGTGTACTCTTGATTTTGGTATCAATGGCGATGGAGCTGATGGCAATGTAACAGTTACAACTGCACAGCAGGAGGCAGCTGTTTACGCATTCGCTGATACCACAAAAGCTACATCATAACAACTGAAACAGGTTAATGATCATACGGGGGAGGCACAAAAGCCTCCCTTTTTTGTTTAGGAGGAATTTATGTTATTAAACATTAATGACAAGGAATACGAGGTTCGATTCGGAATCGGCTTCGTTCGTGAGCTTGATAAGAAATATAATATGAGTTACATCGCAGGTCAGAAGATGGGATACGGAATCGAAGCAGTGATCCCGCTTGTTCTGGCAGGCTCAGCAACTGCTCTTGCTGAGGTTCTTTATGCGGGAACAGTCACAGAGAAGTATCGCCCAACACAGGATGAGATCGATATGTATATCGATGAATGTGAAGACTATGATGGCTTTGTTGCATCTGTCATCGAAGAGTTAAAAAAGCAGAATGCTACCAGAAAAAAGGTAGCGGAGCTGGAGGAGAACTACAAGAAGGCAGAGGAGCAGAAGAAAGCGGAGAAAATGATGGAACCAGTACAGGAAGCTCCGAAAAAGACCGGTCCGAAAATGCCCGTGACCAAATAACTCCTGAACAAAGGTATGAGCACATCATTCTTGATGCATTACGGTTTTTCAGAATGACCGACTTCGTTGAAATCGACAGAATGACATTCCGAGAATATCGGCTGAAGATGAAAGCCTACCGACTGCGACAGCTCGATGCTGAATACATGATAGCATTAAGCGCATGGCAACATAGGGAAGTCGGAGCGCAGAAGAAAAAAGGCAAGAAATTAGAAGCTGTTTATAAGGAATTTGGTAAATTCTTTAATCACAAAGAGAGGGAAGAAGAAATCCTTTTCGGTGCAAAGAAGAAGGAAAAAGAAAAACCACATGTATCGGGTATGATTGAATATATGAGGAAAAAAGCAAATGGACAGTTATAGCTTAGAGGCTGTCCTTAGCCTCAAGGACATAGGATATGTCAAAAAGATGGTGGAAGCCATCGAACAGGCAGAAAGTCTGGAGAAGCAGTCTGAAAGCACTGGAACAGCCATGACAAAATCATTCACGGCTGCCAGTGTTGCTGCAAACATGATAACGAAGGCATTTTCTTCCGTGGTGAGCAGTGTAGGAAGTGCTGTAGACAGACTTGATGCCTTAACCAACTTTCCAAAGGTAATGGATACGCTCGGATACAGCTCCGATGTAGCAAAAGAAAAAATCAGCTATCTTGCAGATGTCACCGATGCGCTCCCTACTACATTGAATGAGATCACACAGAGCACACAGACACTGACTGCGACACTTGGAGACCTTGAAAAAGGAACAGATACAGCTGTAGCTCTGAATGATATGTTTCTTGCAGGTGGACAGGGTGCGGATGCTGCGAGCCGTGCCATGACCCAGTACAACCAGATTCTTGCAAAAGGAAAAGTAGACCAGCAGTCTTGGAATACCATGGTCGAGGTCGCACCAGGACAGATGAATCAGCTGGCTCAGAGCCTTCTTGGTGCATCAGCAGGACAGAGAGATCTGTATCAGGCATTACAGGACGGTACCGTATCAGTTGAGCAGATGAACAATGCAGTCATTGAGCTTGACAGCAATGGCGGTGAAGCGTTCGCTTCTTTCCATGATCAGGCACTCGGTGCTACTGGCGGTATTGGAACTGCTTGGGTAAACTTGCAGAATGCAATCGTAAAGGGTACGGCTGACATCATTGATAGAATGAACGAGGCTGCGAAATCTGCATCGCTTCCGGGGCTTGCAGAATCCATCGACATTGCCCGTGGATACATGAGCAAATTCTTTAATGTATTAGCTGATGGAGCTGGCAACATCGTATCTACGGTAGCACCTGCAGTAAAACTGGTAGCTGACAACTTCGGTCTCATCGTAAAGGTAGCAGGCGAAGTCGTGGCAGGCGTTGAAGCAATGAAGATCATCAAAAAACTTTCTTCCTGGCTCGACTCTACACGATCCGCAATCTCGAAAGCAAAATCTGCTTTGGATAAGTACAAAAACGCCATGGACACCTATGGCGATGTAGTCAATGCTACAGCGACAGCGGAATCCAGAAGGGCAGATGCGACCAGAAAAGCAGAGGAAGCCGACAAGGCCGTACAGAGAGCTATCCGAAGCAGAGCCGATGCGGAAAAGGCTGCTACAGCAGCAGCGGAAGCAAAAGCAAATGCGGAGCGTGATAATTACCAGAACACTACTCTTGCAGCGGATGCGGAAGCGAAGGCACTGGCAGCGGAAGAAGCAGCTACTCAGGCTGAGAGAGACCTTGCTATGGCTACGGAAGCAAAAGCCACAGCATCGGCAGCAGCAGCAGCAGCTACGGAAGCGGAAACAGCAGCCAACACACTGTCAAATGGCTCTATCACAGTAAAGACGGCACTCCTTGGCGTGCTTTCCGGTGAGTATGGTCTTGTAGAAGCAGGACAGCTTGCATGGAATGCTGCTATGGCAGCTAATCCGCTCGGATTGATCCTGACTGGTGTTACTGCATTGATTGCTGGTATCACAATCCTGCATGATAAATTCGGAGGACTTTCTGAAGAAGAGCAGGCTGCAGCTGATGCAGAGAAGGAATTCCATGAAGAGTGCCAGAAGTCGGCAAGCGCGGTATCCGATACAGCCGATGAGCTGGAAAGAGCATCCAGCACAGCAAAAGAGCACTCTGATAAGGTCAATGAGCTTGTATCAAGGTATAAAAAGCTCAGCAAACAGGAAAACCTTTCCGCTGATGAGAAAGAAGAGCTTGCTGGTATCGTTGAACAGCTGAATTCCAACATCGATGGTCTGAATCTGGCTTTTGATAAGGAATCCGGTAAACTGTCGCAGACTACCGAACAAGTAGAAAAGAAGGCAGATGCTTATAACAAGCTGAAGGAAGCCGAAGCCGTGCAGGAAGGTCTTAACGAGCTTATCGAACAGGAGAAAGACCTGACAGATAAACAGCTGAAAGCAAAAGAAAACCTTTCATCTGCTATGGATGACCTGCAGAAAAAGGAAGAAGCCTATAACAAGGCACTGACTGATAATGTAGCCAACATCGATGTATACAAGGATGCATACGATCAGGCACGCGAGAAAGTCACACAGTACCACGATGACCTATATGCAGTATCCAATGCACTGTCTGAAAATGGAAGAGCACAGAAGGAATATGCGCAGGAAGTAGCCGATGCATCTGCTGAAGCTGCTCAGGCTGAAAAAGAAGCACAGGATCTTACTGTCACAAACCTTGCGAATGCTATCATCGCAAAAAGGGAAACATTACAGCAGGCAATTGCGGATCATACCGCTACACTGGATATGCTTTCTGAAAAGAACCAGGAAACAGTAGAAACGCTTCAGACCACATGGAGCAGTTACTACGACTATGCGACTAACATGTTCAGCACTCTTTCTGATGAGATTACGGTAGATGTTGATACCATGATTGCAAACCTTCAGAAAAATCAGGAAGTGATTTCGCAGTGGGGCGATAATATGAAAAACCTCCGTGACAGGGTAGAGCAAATGGATGTTCCTGCACCTGTACGAGAGGGACTTGATGAAATGCTGACATACCTGCAGGAAGCAGGACCAGAACAGGCGGGAGCTGTTGCAGCTATCGCAGGAGCTACCGATGAGCAGTTACTTGCGCTTGGTGATTCCTGGAGCACGGGAGCCTCTACTGCTTGGGATTCCATGAAAGATTCCATGACCACAAAAGCGGGAGAGACCGCTGAAGAAGTGCAGGGATTGATTACGGATCTTGGAACTAGCATAAGCGAAACCCTTGAAGGCACTGACTGGACAGAAATCGGTGAGGACTGCATGAAAGGTCTGGCTGAGGGATTCGAGGCAGATGACGAAGTGATAGCGGCTGCAGAAAGCGCAGCGACTGGATCCATCGATGCTGCCAAGGAAAAATACGGAATCAATTCACCATCGAAGGAGTTCAAGTCCATCGGTGAATTCTGTAATGCCGGACTTGCTGAAGGTCTTACATCATCCATGAGCAGGCCAGTATCATCTATTACAACAATCGCTCTCAGGCTTATCACAGAGATGCGAACACGCCTTCAGACACTTCGTGATGTTGGTGTTCAATCCGTTTCCATGCTTGCCAATGGCATTTTGTCTGCACAGGGAACAGCATACAATGCTGCCTACGATACAGGATCATACACAGGACATGGATTCAACAACGGTCTGGAAAGCCAGAGGCAAAACATCATTGCTACGGCTCATAGCATCGCGGCTGCAGCTACAGCCGAATTAGCTGCTACTGTAAAACAGGGTTCTCCTTCCAAAGTAACAAGGGAAACAGGCTACTGGACAGGTCTTGGTTTTGCCCTCGGTATGGAAGATGAAATCCCATACATCGAGAAAGTAGCAAAGAAAATCGGAAATATCGCAGCAAGCATTACGGCCCCGGACTTCTCCGGATCTTCTGGGAACTGGAACGCATCACTTGCTATTGCTGGTGGAAACATCAGCTACAGCATGGACTCTATGAGAGATGAGATTCAGGAGCTTAAAAATGCGATCTATTCACAACCGATACTTGTTAACACTGAAATGAAAATGAATGAGCGTGTAGTTGGAAAAACCGTAGCTACCTACGTAAAAAAAGAAAACAACTACGTAAGCCAAGTAACTAACGCATTACAGGGAGTGAGATAAAAATGTATAGTTTTTGTGATACAACAGATGCACCGCAGATCAATCCGCTCCCTTCGGAAGCGGTCTGCTTTAACGACAAATGGCTCGATATGGAAGTGCCGGGATTCCGCACCTTGTCTGTAGAAGGCAGGGAGTTCGTCCAGAGATCTATCGACACCTATTCGGTAGGATATTCCGATGGAGTATTCTATCGAGGTTCTTCTTTTAGTGGACGTACAATCACGGTATTTTTCCAGATCGTAGCAAAAGACCAGTACGAATACAGAGAAGCATTTAACGTGCTTAACTCGGTGCTCAGAACAACGCAGGCACAGCTTATCTTTGCTGATGAGCCTGACAAATACTTTGTAGCCACAAGGGCATCCTTTGGAAGTGTTCCAACTGGCAGGAATGCAGTCACGGGAAGCATCAGCTTTTACTGTGCTGACCCTAGGAAGTACGCAATCAAAGAGAAAGAAGTAGCTGTTACGGTTGCATCCGGCACAGCATCCTTGGAAATCAGAAATGATGGAAATGTGGATGTTCCTATCAGCTACGAGATCTCCTGCACATCTGATAATGGGTATGTAGGAATCGAAAATGGCGAGGACTATATCCGATTCGGTAATGAAGAAGAAGTCGATGGAGAGGATTCCAAGACAGCACAAAGACTGTTGACCTTTAACAGCATCAAAAATGCCACCGATGATGCTGCGACTGGAATCACCAACGGAGCCATGAACACGGTCACATTGAATGGCAAGACATGGCTTGGCAATCTGTCCAATGTGGGAAGCGGAACGGAATGGCACGGTGCGAAAAGGACTGTGACAATCCAGGCTGATTCTAATGGCGATGTGGGAGCCAAAAACTTCAAATTCTACGCCATGCACTGGTTTCAGGTTGCGAATGTAAACATGAAGGGACGTCAGACCATCAAATTTTTGGATGCGAGTGACAATGAAGTGCTTTCCTTCCAGATTTCCAAGACCAATGCATCCAACACGGCTGCAACGGTTCGCTTCTACGTGAATACAGAAATCAAGAAAACCATTGATTTTCAGTGCGGATCTGATGAAAAAACCAATCCATTTTTCAACAACAGAGGTCATAACTCCATTGAGAAGGCTGGCGGTAAAGTGAAATTTTACTTCTTTGGAAAATATTACACTTTTGAGGATGATGCCATCAAAAACACCGTAATCAAAAAGGTACAGTTTTGCGTTTACGCCTATGGCACTTCTACCCCAGTTACTCGAAACTATATCGGTGATTTCGTACTTCAGAAAAACGATGTAGATACATGGAATAATGTAAAAAACCGCTATTCAGCAGGAGATGTTGTAGAAGTCAACGGAGAAGAAGGCAAGCTGTACGTGAACGGTCAGGCCCGTCTTGGAGATGAGAAAAAAGGTTCCGAATACTTCCATGCAGATCCGGGGGATAATTCCGTAACTGTTAACTGCTCCGAATGGGCAACTGGCATCAGTGTGAAGGCACGTATTAGGGAGGCTTGGATTTGAGAATCTGCATCTTAACACCACAAAATGTGCAGGTAGGATTCTTGGATAATACGCCACCACGAGCACTCCATTATTACGATGATACACTGCATAGATACCTAAAAGGAACAGCTGATACACTGGAATTCAAGTCACAGGCTGACCACGAAGACAGCTCACTTCTTGAATCTGGGAACAAGCTTACCTTTGTTTTTGAAGAACGAGAATACTACCTTACAATCGTTAGAGTAGTACAAAACGAAAAAGAAATCACTGTCTCTGCATGGGGCAGTGTTTTCGAATTTATCAATGAAACAGCACTTCCGTACTCAGGAAGCGAAAAAACCTTCGAGGAGTTCATCGATGGACATAAATTCGAGTTTGATTATGTGACAATCGATATCAACGAAGTAAAATCAGCAAAGAGAAGTAATGAATGGACAAGCAACAGCGATACGATCCTGACCCGTCTTTATTCAATTGCCACCCTTTTCGATGCTGAAATCGAATTTCTTCCAATGCTTGACGAGTATTATGCATTGGATCATATGGTCATGAACATCTATAAAGAGCACGATGACAGCCACCAGGGCATCGGCTACGACCGAACGGATATAAAGCTCCGATACGGGACAGATATTTCTGGCATTACCAGAACCATGGACATCACAAAGATGTACACGGGCATACGACCATATGGAAAAGACGGTCTGACTCTTGTTGGATATGAAAAAACAGAGTTAGACTCAAACGGTAAAACTGAATACTACACGCCTTCCAATTCGGATTTGATCATCGCAGAGCAGGCCCGCAAGAGATATCCTTCAAACATCGACCTTGCAAGGGACGGTGTTATCGTGTATCACTGGACTACTGAATATACGACACAGGCAGACCTGTACGGTAATGCTCTGGCGAAGCTGAAAATAGCAGCGAATCCAGTAGCTACCTACGAAGTTGAGGGCGTTACAAATATCGGCATCGGTGACTTGATATCCATCATAGACAGTAAATTCTCGCCACCTTTAGAAATTTCTGTCCGTGTAGCAGAGCAGGAGATTTCATTCACTGACCCGAAGCGAAATAAGACAACCTTCTCGAACGCTGTAGCTGATGAAATGATAACTACTACAGCATAAGGAGATAAAATGATTACAAGAGAAATTTATATCGAAAAAAAGGTCGCTACGGCACCAATTTACTGGGTATATGGCACGACAGGACTTTCCATCGGTTTCGTAATTAAAGATTTCGATTTGACCAATGTAACATCAGTAAAGTTTTACGCACTCATGCCGGATGGTGTTCGATTCACTGCCACAGGATCGAAAAGCGGTAATACTGTTTCGTTCAGTCCAGTATCTGGATTCTTTGGAGTTGGAAAAGATACTTTGCAGTGCGAGATGACAACCTCATCTGCATCCGTGTACTCCTTCGCTGTAGATATCTATTGCGAAAGCAATAATAAGATGGATGGCAAGGCACAGACACCGCAGGCCATCGTTGATCACGTAGAAAAGATTAACAGCAACGCTCAGACAATTGAAGAGATAAAGGCAAGCATTGAATCATGTGCTACAAAAGATGCTCTTTTGTATCTCGAACGAAACCGTGTTAACACGATTGATCCGCTTGTGCCTGTAACGGAATGGGTCGAAGGAAATTATTATAAGACTACAGATAGCACACTAAATCCATTAACACCAATATCAAACAGTGCATACAGGACAGCCGTAATATCATGTGAAGAGGGTGACTGTTTTGTTGTTGCGGGACATGTTTCAACAGAGGGTCTATTGTATGCGTTTCTTGATGCAAGCGGAAATGTTCTTTACAGAAGTTTGATGAATACTACAGATACACTGTATGAGATTACAGCACCTCCACTGGCAAAAAAACTTATCATCAACGATGGATCTGGAACAGATAGAGATAGTTACAAAGGAAGAATGCACCAGTTTGGAGAAGTAGATGAAGACGAGAAAAACTGTTCGAAAGTA